GTGTTGCAGTGCGGAGATCACCGCCGGGCCGTTGGCCTTGTCCTCCACCAGCTTCAGCAGCGCCGCCGGCCAGCGCGCACTCAGCGCCTCCACCGCCTGGAGGGTCTTGGCGAAGTCCATCCGCTCTCGCACCTGGTCCAGCAGGTAGATGCGCGCTCCCAGGTTCCCCCACACCTGGCCCACCACGTAATCGCTGTCGGTCGTCTCCTTGAAGGCCATGTCCCAGGACTGCAGCAGCTGGTCGAAGCGCTCGGGCCGATCCCGGTCGGCGTAGAAGCGCCACCACTCCCGCTTGAAGAGGGCCCCCTCCGGTGGGGAGGGCCGCTGCTGGTAGAGCGCCTCCCACCAGTAGGGGCCGACACTCTCCCGGATGACGGCCAGCGCCTGGGCGGGATAGCGCTCCGGCCACAGGGGCTCACCCTCCGCCCGGCCCAGGATGTCACCCTCTTCCGCCAGCGCCGGCAGCTTGATGACCTCCCACCGCTCTCCGGTCTTGGCCGCCTCCGCCAGCACCCGTCCTGCCAGATCGTCCTCATGCCACCGGGTCTGGATGAGCAGGATCGAGCCCTTGGGCTCCAGCCGGGTATAAGCGGTGGCCCGGTACCAGTCCCAGGCGCGGCTGCGGTAGGTCTCGGAATCCGCTTCTTCGGCTGACTTCACCGGATCGTCGATGATGAGGAGATCGGCCCCTCGCCCCGTGATAGGCCCTCCCACCCCCGCGCACACCATGCCGCCTGAGCGTCCCGCGATCTGCCAGTCATCGGCCGCCTGCTTGTCCTTGCGCACCCACAGCCGCCACAGGTGAGGGCCCCATTCGGCGAACCGATCCCTGGCCTTGGCCCCCCAGCTAGAGGCGAAGCCGTGTTCGTAGCTGGCGAGGATGACGCGGCGGTCAGGAAACGTCCCCAGGTACCAGGCCGGGAAGTGGCCGGAGGCGAACTCGCTCTTGCCGTGTCTCGGCGGCATCTGGATGAGCAGGCGCGTCGTCTTGCCCTGGGCCACATCCAGCAGCTTCTCCGCCAGCAGGTCCAGGTGGGGCGCAATCCGCCACTGGCCCTGGCTCGCCAACCAGGCGAAAGCGGCCGGGTCCAAGGTCGCCTGTCGCAGGAGGTCCTGCTCGTCTCTCGTGGTTTCCCCTCGGCTCATGACTCGCTCCTTTCCTCGGCATCGGTGGGTGCGGGCAGGGCCTTGGGTGTCTGCTCTGCCGCCAGCGGCGCGGTCAGCCGGCCTCGCAGCTCCCGCAGCAGCACGCGAGTGCCCTCATCCAGGTTCATGACCAGGGGCGCGGGCAGCAGCGGCTTCCCCTCCGCGCCGGTGAGCTCGGTATGGCGCATGTCCCGCTGGCCCAAATACTGCTTGCCCAGCCAGATCTGCATGGTGGTGTTGCCGGAGAGGGCCGACTTCCACTGGATGCGGCGGAGGCTGGATTTGCCGTTCTCCAGGCCCTTTTCGTAGACTGCACAGAACTCCGGGTCATCCTTCAGGCGGCGCTTGACGGTCTCTATGCTGACGCCCAGGACGGCCGCTAGTTCCGCGTGGGTGCTCTGAATCTTGCCCAGGTCCTCCACCAGCTTCAGGTCGAAGGTCAGCCGGGGCCGGCCCCCGGGGTGCTTCTGCTGCTCTGTCTCGTCAGCCATCTATCTTCACCCCTTTCTCCCCGGTGAAGTCCTCCCACCGGGACAAGATCACGTCACAGTAGCGGGCATCCAGGTCAAAGCCGAAGCATCTGCGGCCCGTGCGCTCGGCCGCGATGATGGCCGTGCCCGATCCCAGGAAGGGGTCCACCACCAGCTGGCCCAGCTCGGTCGCGTTCTGGATGCTGCGCTCGATGAGGGCTAGGGGCTTCATGGTCGGATGGAGGTCGTTCACCGTGGGCTTGTCGTGCTCCCACACGGTGCGCTCGTTAGTGGGGCCGTGCCAGCGCGGGGCCTGGCCTTTCTTGAAGGCGTAGAAGCAGGGCTCATACCAGTGCTTGTACTGGGCGAAGAGGGCCCCCGCGCCGTTGTTCTTCACCCACACCAGCAGGTTCCGCTCCTGCCAGCCAGTCTCACTCAGGCAGTCCAGCACATCCCGCAGGTGCGAGCTCGCGAACCAGAGATAGAGGGGGGCCTTCTCATCGGAGTGCTGGTGGGCCAGGCCCAGGCTCTCGGTGAGGAGATGGCGATACTCGTCATCGGTCAAGTCATCCCAGTAGGCGTCGCCTTCCTGCCCCTCGCCACCGCGGCGCTTGGCCCCGATGCGCTCTTCCTGGGCGGCCCGGCCGCCGAGGTAATTGATGGCATAGGGCGGGTCGGTGATGACCGCGTGGGCCACTTCCCCGGCCATGAGGCGCGCCCAGTTCGCCGGATCGGTGGCATCCCCGCACAGCAGGCGGTGGCGGCCCAGCTGCCAGAGCTCTCCCGGCTGGACGCGAGTGGGGCCTTCCTGTCCCTCTGCCTCCGCCATGGCCCCCTCGGCATCGAAGGTCTCTTCCTTGCCTCCCTTCTCCTGGGCCTCCAGGCGCAGCAGCATCTCGGACAGGTCCTCGGACTCCCAGCCCGCGGCGCTCAGCTGGTCCTGGGCGTCGAGGTCGCGGAGGAGCTGGGCCAGCGCTTCCTCGTCATCCTCCGCCAGATCCCCAGTGCGGTTGTCGATGGCGAGGAAGGCCTCGGGATACGGGCCATCATAGACATGGCAGGCGATCTGCTCCCACCCCTCCAACTTCGCCGCCTCCACCAGGCCATGGCCCGCCAGGATGGTGCCGTCAGGCGTGACCACCACCGGCTTCTGCTGGCCGTGCACCCGCAGGCTCTCCCGCAGGATCGCCAGCTGGTGCTCTGGATGGCGGCGGTAGTTTCGGGGATGGGGTGTGAGTGATGCGATCTCCCGCGGCTCGGTGCTGATTCCAGCCGCAGTGGTACGGCGTGTGTCGTGAGACATGGTGTTCTCCTTGATGTGGGAAATGGGCCCGCGCTAGGCGGGCGTGTGCTATGCGACCGAAGTCGATGGCCCCAGCGCGCGTCTCTGCGCCTCCCACTCCACGGGAAGCCGGTAGAGCTTCCCGAGCGAGAGGCCGTCAGGCTCGGTGCCAGCGAGCACGGAGGCGACGATGTCCGGGGCGAGCAGGGTGAGACGGAGCTGGCGGGCGAGGTAGGAGTTGTCGACGCCGACCTCGCGGGCCAGCTCCCCGATAGTGGCGTAGCGGCCCGATTCCAGCAGATCCCGCCAGCGATGGGCGCGGGCGAGCGTCAGCGCGAGGGTGTCGTTCCTGTCCGGCCCGACCCCCTCATCCATCCCCGTTGGGGCGATGATCTGCTTGCGACCGCCCCGCCGTCTGAGCCTCAGCGGGACCCGGACGGTCAGGACCTTGCTGTCCGCACTCACGGCGGTTTCTGTGGCTTCGTTCATGCCGCCACCTCCTGTTCCTGGCGAAGCTCGTCTACGAGCGAGGCCAGGCCCTCGGCTCGGATCTGGACCTCGACGCGGTCGGGGTACACCTCCACCCGCTTCACGAGAAGCTGAACGATGCGCGTCTGCTCGTCAGGGAAGAGGTGGTCCCAGATGGGGTCCAGTGAGACGAGGGCGTCCGCGACGTCCCGTTCGGAGAAGTCAGGGCCCTCGATCCCCTGCTGCTCGGCCAAGGACTGAGCTTCGCGGTAGGTCTGGGCGAGAAGCTCCGGCGAGCGCAGCACCTGCCGCAGCTGGTCAATGACGACCCCCTCGATCTGGCCCGCGGACAGGCTGCGCACCGGACAGGAGTCGTAGCCGTGCTTGGAGGCGTGGACGCAGAGGTAGTACCGATACAGCTTGCCCCGTCTCCGGCTGAAGTGAGGCCCCATCGCACAGCCGCAGTGGGCGCAACGGATCAGGCCTCGCAGCAGGGCCTCGGTCTTGGCCCTCGTCGTGCCGGCGCGAGCGCGGTGGTTCTGCTCCAGGATGGCATGCACTCGATCCCAGAGGTCCTGGGAGACGATGGCCTCGTGCTCCCCCGGGTAGCGCTGCTCCTTGTGGGTCACTTCCCCCAGGTAGATGGGGTTGTTGAGGAGCCGGTAGAGGTGGGCCTTGTTCCAGGGCCCCCCGGCGTGGAGCTTCCCGGCCTTGGTCGTCCAGGACTTGGTCTGGTGGCCCTGCGCATTCAGCTCCCGCGCCAGCTCCGTGGTGGAGCCCATCTCCACGAAGCGGGCGAAGATGTGGCGCACCAGCTGCGCTTCCTCGACGTTGACGGTGAGCCGTTTCCTTTCCCGGTCCACGTCATAGCCCAGCACGGGCATGCCGCCGCAGTACTTGCCTTTCCTTTTGGTGGCGGCGACCTTGTCCCGGATGCGCTCTCCGATGATCTCCCGCTCGAACTGGGCGAAGGAGAGCAGCACGTTCAGCATCAGCCGTCCCATGGAGGTGGTGGTGTTGAACTGCTGCGTCACCGATACGAAGGAGACGCCGTGACGGTCGAAGCGCTCCATCAGCTTGGAGAAGTCCAACAGGGAGCGCGACAGGCGGTCCACTTTGTAGACCAC